GAACCATCGCTACTTTTATTACAAACTAAATCATCGGTGTTTTCAGGGCATGTTAATTCTTTTTGCTCTGTAAAATCTATTCTTTTACTTAAATAATCTTTGTGTCTATTATTTAAACTTCCAGGTGTTTCTGTGGTATTGCTCATTATTATTAATAATAGATTAAAAAATAAAAAAATACTATTTAATTAAATTACATTTGAACTCTTTTTTTGTAAATTACAAGAAAAATAAGAGCTATTAGCAGTAATACTAGTAATACTACTAATAAAGTATTGGTAAGATTTACTTGTTTTTTTGGCTTCTCTTCAGTAGCTTCAGTATTTTCAACTTCTTCAGTATTTTCAACTTCTTCCATTTCTTCCATTTCTTCCATTTCTTCCATTTCTTCCATTTCTTCAACAGAGTTAGTATTTTCAACAACTTCTTCTTCTAAAACCTTTTGATTAGCTTCTAATGCTGGATATAATAATTTAGTTCTAACACTTACATCATTAGATAAATTAACTTTTGTAGCATTTCTTACCGTTTGTTCTACTCTATCCATATTATTTTCTAACTTCTGAACGCTGTTATAAATATCACGAGTTTCCTTAAAAGAAGTTAAACTATTTGTATTAGGGTCATATAAAAATTTAAGTCCTCCTTTTGTTTCTAATACACGACCTTTAGCGACTTCATTAATTCTATCTTTTTCTGCCTCTTCTTGGGATTTCTCTTCCTTTGATTGTTCCAAGTCTAAAAAGTTGTATTCCAAAAGAGAATTGTCATTTGTTTCTTTGTTTTCCCGGTAATACATTAAATCTTCTGATGGCGCATTATACATCTCGTTAACACTATGTAAATTACTAGCAACAGGTTCTGTTCCATTATCTGAAACATTATTCATAGGCGAATTTAATGCCATGTTATTCATTTTAGTGGACTCTGTAGAATTTAAATATTCAGTAGAATTAAAAGGCTCTATGTCTTTTAAAGAACAATAGTCTATACCTCCACAATCACAACCCTCTATATTTGTATCATTATCAGGTAAATTTGGAACATTATTATTATATGGAATTGAGACATTATTACTATTTATTTGAGTAGTATTAGAACTAGAACTATTATCTTCTGGTTTTTGTGGACTAGTACACTTTTTACAACAAAAATCTATCTCATCGTTTGTAAATGTTTTTGACATTACTATATAATTAAAAGGAGATTATTATTTCTGTATTTTCTGTAATTCTAAATTACAATACGGACACTTCTTACTAGTTAAAAACCAGTTTTCACTACATTCTTTACAAAATTCGTGCCCACAAACTGTAATATGAGATTCGAGTTTATTAGTCTGGCAAATATTGCAGATAAAATCACAATCACTTGAATATGTTTTAGATTTCAAATAATCATTTGAGTTATCTAACCCTATTTCAACATTTCCTATAGTCTCTCCTAAATTAGTTAAATTTTCATAATTATCTTCATTAACACCTTCAACTAAGCCATTATTAATAGGAATATTAAACAAACCATCATTCTGTATTCTATTTAACATATCATCCAAAGCAGCAAAAAAATCATATTCTTGATGTGGTTGTGGTTCTTCTAATGCTTCTTCGTCTGCTGCTGCTGCTTCTTCGTCTGCTGCTGCGGCTTCTTCGGCTACTGCTCCTGCTACTTCATTATTTATCGTAGGAAGACGATTTAATAATGGTGCTGTTAAAATGCTAGAAAATGATGGAAGAAAAGTCATCTGGGCTTCACATGTTCCTATATGTGTAGCATAATCTGCGAAAGATATAAAATGATTACAATATTCACACGGTATTAAATCAGTAAATTCCTCATTTGAAATAGTATTTTTACAAGATAATCCATGTAAAACTCTATTAGCCTCAGGAATTTCTTTACCACAAGATCGGCACGTGTAATTCTCCATATAATATTATAATTATAAATTAAAGGTTTAAATTATGGAAACTACTAAATTTATTAAAATACAAAATAACGAACAAGAACAAAAACGAAGAAGAGCCAAACATAGTAAAAAAGCAGACTTACTAAAAAATATAGACCCTGAACTAGTAGTAGCACTTAAAAATCGCGAAAAAACAAAAGAACTACTAAGACGAGAAAAGATTCAACAAACTATTCAAGAAAATGAAATATTAAATATCCGCGCACAAATGCGGTCTAAAAAAAAGCCTAGTTTTCGTAAAAAGGCATTAACTACAAATGCTATTGAATCCATTATTAATGCATTTCAGGGACATTTAAAACGCGGAGATTATAAGAAATTCACAATTTATTTCAATAAATTAAAAAAATATCAGTTAATGCCTATTCTTTATCACTATAAAGCTTTGAGGAGAAAAAATACTAAAGCTCCTCTTCCTCTCCTTAAAAATATATTTTTCAATCTTATTACTAGTGATATTAATTTAATACGCGAAAGCTAAACTTCCCATACCACTTACAATCTTTAATATATTATATGAAACTGTGTAAACATCGTAATCAACTTTGTATGTGTAATCTGTAATACTAGGAATACTTGCTGTAATTTCTAAATACTTCTCATTAAATACGCTGAAATCACAAGCACCAGTAGGCTGGTCGTTTCTAGCATCTATGCTAAAACTATATACATAAATACCTTCTATATTAGGTGAAGTTTTAAAATGTTGAAGTGGCTGCTGATATAAGAAGAACTCCTTATTTCTATCGGCAAATCTCTTACTTCCATTAAGCTTTAAAGTCATAGATTGAATAATATCACGTTTGCTATTTGCTGGTGTTAAATCGCCAGATGTTGAATAATCAGTTGTATAATATGGAATACGATTATTTGTTGTATCATAGTATTGGTCTCTTAATCGATATTCACTAGAATAACTAGGAAGATTATCAATCCAGTTGGTATAATTATTCCATTGGTTTAATGCTGACCTATCTTCACGTTTAGGCAAAACAACTATAAATTGTGTTGGATTATTACTACTTATTTTAAAAGAATAGTCAGTTGATGTAATACCTATTATAGAGTTTTGTTTATTTACTTGAGTAATAAGATATTCGTGTTCATATGTCGCAAAACGCTTTCTTTCTTCGGTGTCTAAGAAAGCATAGACAAACTCAGCCTTTCCCGATATTTCAAGAGTTCCACTACTAAGGAAATTATTATCTTTTGTAAATTTAGCAAATCCTAAGTCAGTATCAAGAGAATTAGTTACTTTAACACGCTTACCAAAACTACTATTTCCTGGTGTTGTATCAATTACTGTGAACAAATCATAAAGTGGCGCTAAGGTGAAATCAATAACTACTTCATGATATTGTAAGGCAATTAAAGGCAAAGCTAAACCACTTTTACCTGTGAAAAAGAATGGTAATGGTATTTTTAGTGTAGTTGCTGGAATGCTAGGGAATGTTCCATCTTCTGTAGCCTCAGATATAGTAATAGTGTCAAACCCAGTATAGTCTGTTAGGACACTACTCCTAATATGTGGATAATTGCCATTATTACCCTTTCCTTTTTCAGGTTCATACAATTCAGGAACTGAACCATATAATTTGGCTCCTATTTTCTTTTCTTCATCTGTAGCAAATAATTCTTTATGAACGTTAATCCATTCACCTGTTAATGAATCAATATTAACACCTCCTATCTTTAATTTTGCACTTCTTATAATGTGAGCTGCTAAATTTTTTACCCATTTGAAATTGTAAGTTTTGGGATTAGTTGCCGAAGTTTTTCCACTATAAATAGCAGGTAGTGTAAATACGAAATACGCTCCTGTTAGAAGATCACCATTTCTAGGAACCTTTATAGTGAATTTAGTTTCATCAAATTTATTTAATGCCGTATCCGTTCCCAACTCGTCAATTGATTCAAGTGCAAATCTTGTGTATTTTCTAAAAACACTCTTGAAAAATGATATTTGAGGATTAGTTGTTAGAAATGTTTCAGCGTTTGATGTTGCTGCTAACTGTAGAAAACCGCCAGTCATATAATATTCTTATATTTATACTATATTTTTTTAAGTTTAACAAAATTGATATCAATTAATGTTTTATCTTCAATTAATAATTAATAATTCAAATAGTAATGTCTCTAGAATTTTCACCAGACCAACATCAAGCAATCGAACGAATCAAGACATTTCTTTCTGGTCCTGAAAAAACACTATTGTTTCAGGGAAGCGCAGGAACAGGTAAAACTAGTGTAATTAACTATATTTTTCAACTTCCTGAATATTCGAAAAAGAGTATCTGTCTATCAGCAACTACCAATAAAGCAGTCGCTGTAATCGAAGCTATGAGCGAACGTAAACTAGATAATGTAGAATATTCTACACTTCATAAATTACTAAAAACGAAACGTGTTATTGATGTTAATGGAGACCCTCAGTTTGTCGTAAATCCATCTAGTATTTTCTCAAAGTCGCGCGACAAGAATAGAAAAACTATTAATTCTTACGATATTGTTGTAATTGATGAAGCTTCTATGATTAGTAGTAGTGTATTCGAAAGTTTGATGAAAGTAATTGGGCGTATTCGGGGCAAAATTATATTCACAGGAGACCGATATCAGTTAAATCCTGTAAATGAAGATGAAAGTAGCGTATTCTCTCTAGAAAATAATATTGAACTTACAAAGATTCATCGTGCATGTAATGGCATTTTGGGTATTAGCAACCATATTCGTGAGAGTGTGGCAAATACAGACAAAATCAAGATTAAGAAGTGGTGTGATAACGATAGTGTTTTCCTTATAAAAAACAGAAGAGAATGGTTGAATAAGTTTGTGGAACTCAATAAAGAAGGAAAGGAACCCATCGTGTTGGCTTATACTAATCAGTGTTGTAACGATACAAACGAAACTCTAAGAAACATGCTTTTTGGCGAAACTCCTGGTTTTGAGGGACAACGTTTCACTAGAGGAGACCGTATTGTGTTTAATAATCCATTTAAGTGTATCGTGGAAGAAATGACCTCTAAAGGAGAATCTCTACAAAATAGTGTGATATTTCATACCAGCGAACAAACTACAGTAAGAAAGGTTGAAACAAGTGTGAAACAGTGCAAGCCACTAACTAAACAGCATCTACTTTCTCCACACACAATTGATATGGCACCTATGCTTATGAAAGGAGTTCGCCTTTGTAGCGTGTGTAAGGTCCATCCTATGAAATCTGAGGGTGAATCTGGGTGTTTTCATGCTTTCTGTCCAGATTGTTATCTTACTTGGATTCATCAAGCTAAAGAATGTCCTCTTTGCTGTATAGACTATAGAAACGATGAATTTAAAATTCATAATAGACGTTTCAAAGCGCTAGAGCCACTACTTAATAAATTTCTTAGATTCACACAAAATTCCTATAAGGTTTGGTGCCTAAGTGTTAAAAATGACGGCGACAAAAATCGATTACCACTTGATATTGAAGTAGTTCACGAAAAATCACTAGACAAATTCAACCGAGATACAGAAATTTTAAAAGGCATTATCAACGACATTAAAGCCATTAATAACACAAATTTCATTCATACTATTGCTAGACATCTTTGGGAATATTATTATCGCGAATATCTAGATACATTTGCGGATGTTTCTTATGGTTACTGTATTACATCGCATAAATCACAGGGTTCAACCTATTCAACTGTATTTGTTGATGTTGGAAATATATTGAATTATAATAGAACAGTTGTTGATGGGCTTAAATGTGTCTACACTTCTGTTACTCGTCCATCACAAGAGCTATACATTACATACTAGTATTTTCTAGGCTATTATTAAATGAGATTGAATTTTTTTATTGTAGTTTATCGTTTCTTTGGTAATATTATATTTAATAGAATAATTAATAGAAGAAGTAGGCTTTCTAGAATAACACCCAAAATAGACACAATTCAAATGGAGGAATTAAATATTAGTAGTCCTAAATCACCAGTTTCTCCAGTATCACTTACAGTAAGTGAAGAATTGCTGTATATTTAATTCATTTAATTCATTTATTTCATTTAATTCATTTAATTCATTTATTTCATTTAATTTATTTCTGTTATTTATTGTATCAATATTTAAATTTAATTTTTTTTTTAAATTATTTATATTATCAAGATTTTCATTTATACAGTCATTTTTACAATCATTTATATTTTCATTATTAATATTAACATCATTAACATCATTAATAAATATATTTTCACAATTAACATCATTAATATCAATAACATCAT